AATCACAACAAGCAAGATGATTACCTTGTCAGCTCTAAAAAGCATAGCGATTTCGCGAGAGCTGAGAAGCTTACTTATTTTGCCCCCCTAATCATCAATCAACTGGTTCATGGACTATGAAAAAATTTATAGCGTTAGTACTTCTCTCATTTTTTTATTCTGGATGCGCTGTCTCGGATAAGGTAATCGATAATTATGGCCTCTATTGCAGCGATGTTTATCGAGGCATCCGTGCCACTGCGCGCTATGCCAGTGCTATTGCCATTGGAGCCTCTACCCCAGACCTCTGCGAAACCGTGCAGACTGTAGTCGGTGAGGAGCGAGGGACTGCTGACGCGAATCCAAAAAGGGCTGATGGGTCTACTGATCAGTAATATTGATCCACTCATGCGCCTCTATTTTCTTTTCAAATAGGAGAACGACCATGTGGACAAAACCAACATACGAAAATGTAAGACTCGGATTTGAAATCACTATGTACTTTGCAAATAGGTAACCACCATGGGAAAGAAGAAAGTCAAAAAGCCAAGCTACTAAGTGAGGTGTCAAAGTGGGAGCAGAAATATTGGCAGCAATTGCAGCCGCGAATAGCGCGTTTAAATTGCTGTCAAAAACAGCCCGCTCAGTGAGTTCAGTTGCTGATGATATCGATAATGTAAATCGAGGCATTGGTAAAACATTAGATAAGTTCTGGGCAGCCAAAGAGCTGCTCAGTGCTCACGAGAAGAAAGCCAAAACGCCATCTCGTGTTGAGCGCATGTTTCGTCAAGCGGAAGTTGAAGACAATGCAGCTGAAATTGTTTTCGCCAGAGATGAGCTCAATAAGAAAGAAGAAGCTTTGAAAGAGATTATGATCTATTCAGGTCGTGGAGACCTATACACTGATCTGCTTCGGGAAAGACGTAAGATTAAACAAGAGAAGGCACGCAGGGCAGCACAAGCTGCTAAAGATCGAGCTTTCTTTATTGACTGCTGTTTTGCAGCAGGGGTAGTTGTAATGCTTGGAATCGGACTGTGGGTTCTAGTTATGTTAATCACATGAGGAGCTCCCATGATATCTGCATTCGTCTTAGCCATCACAATTGGAGGATTCGACATCGTGTCTTTACAAAGTCTTTACTTTAAAGACTTCGACAATTGCCAAAAATACGCGAACCGAATTCCACTTCCAATCGTTGCAACATGCCGCTCAACTCGTATAGATCCAAACGAGGTGCGCCTGAACTGAGGACAGCTCATGACTACTTGTGTGTGGGACGGTAAATTCATATGTGCTGACACAAGGAGCATGACCGGAGCAGTCATAGATCAGGCTCCCTGCCAGAAGATATTTCAAAAGAACGGCGTTTATTGTGCGGTAGCGGGCGATCTAGCTGAAGCTGTCATTGTGGTTAAGCGTCTGCTTAATCCACAAAAGCCGACACCTGAAGACTCGCATTTAGTCGAGGAAGGTGAATGGCAAGTGATATTAGTTAGTGAGACCCGCGCTGAGTATTACGGCGGCACAATGCTGCCAGCTCCGATGTCAGCACCTTTCGCTATAGGCACTGGTGGTAGCTTTGCGCTTGCCGCAATGCTAGCGGGTAAAACTGGACCTCAAGCAATTCGCCTGGCATGCAAGATGGACGCATGCAGTGGTGTCGAATTTGGGGTCCGTAAGTATCGTGTACGAAAAGATAATGGATAAAAGGCATCACTCAACAATGATTCTCCAATCGTCTTTTTCTAATGCTTGCGTCAGTTGCTCAACGGCCCAGTATGCAGCGCAACTCTCTTTGCAGAAAAAATTGTGTGTCCGGTCTCCAACAGCTGACCAAGAAGTAGAACTTCTATAATTTGTCGGCACATAGAATTTCTTGTGGCAATAAGCGCAATACCTTTTTCTTTCGTCAAGAGAAAGTTTTTTATTAACCGCATACTGTTCATCTAATGTGCGTTTGTGCATTTTTTTTCTGGTTTGAGTGTAAGTTGTAATTGCCATAACGATTCCCCGATTAATTGTTGTACTTATACTTTAGCTGACAAGTTGCGTTTTTTTAACCTGTGAGAAAAAAAAATTATGTAAAAATTAAGGACTCTAAACATGGACTCCACAAAAAAGAAAATCTATGACACTCCAATACTGGACTCTCTGATTCCCAAAAAAAGAAAGCTAGTCAAAGCTTATGCTGAGTGTCTCGATAAGACACTGGCCGCTGAGACTGCTGGTTACGTTGACAATAACAACCAGCTGCATGAGACAGTGAATAAGCTCTTTAATGATCCAAAGATCATTAGCGCAATTGAAGAATATTTGCAGACTAAACTAGATCAACTTGATCAGGGCAGGGCAGCTATATGCCAGCGGCTATTAAATCAATCTCTGGCGAGCCTTGATGATGTCGCTACGAGAGTTCCTTATGTCAACGGCAATGGGACTGAAGTTAAAGGTAAGTACACTGTGGTTCCCAAAGAGCCGAAAAACATCGAGCCCAGATTTAGATGTGCCACAAGCTTCATCATGCGAAATCATGATGGGACATATTGCTGGGACAACATGGCGCAGCACAGAGCTGTCCAAATGCTATCCAAGCTGATGATGTGGGACCAATCGATTCTCGATACACAGGCTCCGCTCGTTTTCAATTTCAGTTCCATTCAAGATCAAGAATATGTGCCTCCCGATGACGGCACTGATTTAAGTGTTGTTGAAGAGGATAAAGATGAGGTCGATGATTTAGTCCATTAGGAATTTCACCATGCTCGATGCACTCACGGTGAAATACCAGCCCAGCGCAACTGGGGTGCTGTTTCACAATAGTAATGCCGACATCAGAATTGTTCTCGGCAATGTAGGGTCTGGCAAGTCAACAATGATGATTATTGAGTTGTTGAAAATGGCTATGCTGCAAAGACCGGATAAAAACAATGTAAGAACAAGTAAATATGTCATTGTAAGGGAGACCTATCCCCAGCTACTGGAAACGACTTTTGCCAGCTTCAAGCTATGGCTAAAGCCAAATCAGACTACTCGCCGCTACACAATGTCAGCACCGATGAAAATCAGGTGGACCGACAAGCTAGCGGATGGCACGCAGATGGGCGCAGAGTTCATCTTTATGGCAGTCGCAAAGCCAGAAGATTATGAGAACTTAAAGTCACTCGAACTGACCGGCGCATTTATAAATGAGTGCGGGGCTATGGATAGTGAAATCGTCAGCGCGGTGTACTCACGGCTAGGGCGTTACCCTGCACCAGTAGATGCCATTGATGAGGACAATCCGATTACTCGTGTCTCTCTGATTATGGACACAAATCCCCCAGAAGACGATTCATGGGTCGCGCAGATCGAGAACAATACGCCAAAAGGATGGGCTTTCTTTAGGCAGCCCCCAGCGATCAAAAAAGATCGAAATTCTGATTTAGGCTATGTGTTAAATCCTCTGGGTGAAAACTTTAAATACATTGGCGTAGGTCCGAAGCGCTATTACCTCGATAGAATCCCCACGCTCACCCCTGAGCAAGTCAAAGTGCTCTTTGAGGGTCAGTATGGTGTGACCTCAAGTGGTAAGGCCGTCTATAAACGACAATGGGACCATGACTATCACATCTCAAAAGCTGGCTTATCGCTAGTTAAAGAGCAGCCTGTAATTCTCGGATGGGATTGGGGTGCTGGAGGTGAGAGCTGTGTTGTTGGTCAGATCATGCCGAGTGGTCAGCTGCGAATTGTTGAAGAATTCTTTGGTGACAACATTGGTCTGCGAGATTTTGCCACAGACTTTGTGAGGCCATGGCTTAAAGAGCAGTGCTCGGATGACGGCTGGCGCATATTTTCAATTGGTGACCCAGCGGGACTGTCGAGCCATGGATTGGCCGAAAAAAATAGAAATTACTTTCATGTCTTGAATGATGAAAGAGTAGGTGTCTTTAAAGATTGGTTTAAAACTGCCCCAGCGCCGAGTAATCACATTGAGATGCGCTTGAATGCAGTTAGACACTTTCTTACTACGAAAACAAACACTGGGCTCCCTCTATTTCAAATTGATAAGAACAACAAGATGCTCATCAAGGGTTTTAATCAATCTTATGAGTACGAGCGAAAGCAAGTTACTGGTCGAGCTACTTACAAAGACTTTCCATGTAAGAGCCGTGAGAGCCATCCACATGATGCTTTGCAGTATCTCTGTATTTTTGCTCACCCAGATTATGAGCAGCTCAAAAAGCATACTGAGTTTGTTACGCAAACCAATGTAAGAACACTAAGTCGGGATATTACTAATTATGGCTAAATTAACAGCAATCGATGCAGCATACGATGAAGCTTGGGATGCCGAAGAGGAGCCCAAACGCATCAGCGCCGAAGAGCGTGAGCTAAAGGAAGCTCGCAATCAGTTAGCCCGCGAAGCGATGATGTTAGTCAACGAATCCATTCGAGATCGAAACACAAGTACATTTAGCGATGAAATAAAGAGAGCGTCCAAGCTCTATAACGCTTGCTCCATCGATGCCTCGGATGATCTTTTGCATGATTGGGAAGGTTCAAGAAAAGCTGTTAAGGATGGCAGCAAAGTTGTTCAAAACATTGTCAGGCAGTTGACTGATGATGGAGCTTCTCAGTTAGGCGATATGCTTTATCCAACGGATCAAGATAACTATGGAATAGTTCCTATCTATCCCGCCAGGCCGCCAGTTAGATTGAAAAATGAAGTAGCAGTTGATGAAACTGGTAGCCCGCTTGTCGATCCAGAAGGCAATCAGATAACACATCAGCAAGCATGGGAAGCTCGGAAAGTTGAACTTGAAGCGAAATGCGTTCGCATGCGCGAGATTGTATCAGCAAACCTTGAGCGAGTTCGTTTTGGCCGTTTAGGCCGGCGATTAATTCATGATGCTGCTCGAACTGGGACTGCAATCCTTAAAGGGCCATACGTTAATCATGCTGGATCCAAACACTGGGCGGTAAAAGGTGAAAACTGGACGCTCATGAACAAGCATGGGCATAAAGCAGATTTTTCTGTGGTTAATGTGCTTGATTTCTTGCCAGACATGTCAGCAGAGACAAAAGAAGACATGGCTTACGCCAGTGTTAGGCTTTGGAACCTACCAAGACAATTACGTCAATTAAAAGGGAGCGGAAAATATTATGAGGATGAAATTGATGCCTTATTATCGGCTGCTCCGCGCAAAATTGGCGAAAGCGCGACAGAGGGAGCTACTGAAAGACTTTCCCTCAAAGATACAGCTCTCGTGGAGAAGTTATATGATACTCGCTACGAGGTATTCGAGACTCACGCTGAGTTCCAAGCGGGTTTACTTCGCAAAGCTGGCGTTAAAGGAATTAAAGAAAGCGTTAAAGACCATGAAACGATTTTAGCGTGTGTAGTGCATTGCGAATCACGTTGCTTGAAAGCTTATCTTAATCCGCTCGATAGCGGTGAGATGCCTTTCAGCATTTGGAACTGGTCAAAAGATCCAACATGCGTGCTCGGTAAAGGTATACCGATACTTGCTGAGAACTGTCAGCTCATTTACAACGCTGTATGGCGAATGATACTGGACCATGGCGGTCTATCTGCTGTGCCAATGGTCAGCATGATGAAAGATAAGGTGAGCCCTGCGGGTAATAACAAATCTGATTACTCGCTACAAGCTGGCAAGGTCTGGCACATAAATAGTGACATGTTTAATTTGCCAGATGGTGCAAGAGGGCGTCCTTTTGAGATTCATGAAATACCAGTAGCTCTTAATCAGTTCTTTGCCATTATGGAGAAGGCTGAAGAAGATGCTTATAAGTTAACTGGTGTAACTCGTGTCGAGAAAAATGAAATCGGCGTAGATAATGCACCAGTGACACTTGGCGCTACTCAGATTTATCAAAATAATGCTTCTGTATCGAGAAGAAGACAAGTCAGAGATTTTGATGATGAAATCACAAAAGAAACTTTGACTCGTTTATACGATTGGCTAATGCAGTATGAAGATGATGATGCTTACAAAGGTCCGATGGAAATTGAACCTCGTGGCTCCTCTGTTTTAATGCAACGAGAAGTTAATACGCAGAATCTATTTCAGCTGTATCAATTAACTGCCGGAGGGACAACGCCTGGCTCTAAAGCCACGGCCATGTTGCGTGAAATACAAAGTGGCATGCAATTTCCTGATGGTCGATTCGTTGAAACTATTGATGAAGAATTATCAAGAGCTCAAATGGAAGCGGAGAATCCTACAGTTCCTCCAGAGGTCCAAATTGAGCAAGATAAGTTAATGGCTCAACAGGAATCGAGAGAAGCTGATATTGAAGTACAGCTCATGAAAATTGAAATCGAGAAAGCTGAGAAAGATGCTCGACTACAATTGGATATGATCGATTCCGAAAGAAAACATTATCGCGAGATGATTAAAATCGAAGCGATGACGGAAGCGAGCGGTAATCAAGCTTTGATCAATTTGCAATCCAAAGCTGATACTGTTCAACAGCAGCTACAGGTCAAACTTGCTGAAATACAAAGTAAGCGAGACATTGCTGCTGGCAAACTGCTGCAAGACGAAGAGACTAATCAGAAGCTTGCAGATGCTAAACAGCTAGAGGCTCAGGCGAAAGCAAAAGATGCTGACACTAAAGCATCCGAATTGAGTAATAAGATAGCTGGCACTATTGAAAGGGGTATTTAATGAATAATGCCCCTGACATTCTTCACGCACTGCGTACAAAAATATCTGAATTAGAAAAAGATATTTTATCGCCAACTGTGAACGATGAAACTTGTCGAATCAAACGCCATCAGCATTTTGTTTTGGAGCGTGTTATCGATTTAGTCGAAAACCCGCATGGCGAATCTATTGATTTGACTTTCTAGGACGGCTTGCGCCTTCCCCAACCACCTCTGTTGAGGCAAACCTGTTGCTCCATAGGACCAGCAGAAGGACTGTTTTAAAATCATGACTAACCAAGTAAATGCGACAGGCAATAATGAAGATGCAGTCTCTGTAGATGATTATGATGCTGAATGGGCAAAGGAAGATGAGGATAATTCTTCTTCGCCTTCAGATACTCAAGTTATCACTGACGCTCCACCTACTATTGTCGATGAAAAAGCTGCTGAACCTGATACCGCAAAAGGCGAAGCAGAGCCCAAAGCTCAAGAAGAAGTTTCCCCAGAAACATCCGAGGTATCCTCTGCGGAGAGCGAGACCTCCGATGATATATGGGCTAACGCTCCTCCTGAACTGAAGGACGCCTACGAGAAGGCGCAAAATGATTTTAAAGCAATGAAAGGGCGGCACAAAAATGCAGAGCATAGGGCTGCCGCTCTTCAAAAGGAGTTTGACAAAGTAAACAACCAGCTTGGCGAGGCAACTCGAAAGAAAGGTGTTTATGAGACTGAGCATCCTGAACTTTTTAATGAAGTAAAGGAATTGATGGAATCTCGATTACCTCAAGCTGAGTCTGCTGAGATAGCTCAAGAACCAAGTGAAGAACTTCAGGTTGTATTTAAGGTACACCCTGATGCTTCTGACATCTTGAATTCTAAAGAGTGGGAGACTTACAAGTCTCACTTTACTGTCGAACAGCAAACTAAATTTGATTCTCCTGATCCCTACGAATTTATCGATCTGATGAATGAGTATAAGCAAGAGCGTAAAGTCGCTGAAGTGAAATCATCTTACGAGGATGAGGCCGCCAGGCGAAAGGCAGTTCTTGAAGAAGCCTCACCAGCAGAAGGTAAATCATCTAAGCCAAATCCAGAGAAAAGTAATATGTCTGTGGAGGATGCTTACGATGCTGAATGGGCTAAAGAGGATTAGTGTTTAACCTCAACTTAAAGGACGGTGATCTGTAATGGCTAATAATTACGGTGATATAACAGGTCAACAGGCCGCACGCTATGAAAAGCAAGCGTTGCGACATGCTGAACCTATTGTTGTTTTGGGAAAAGGCGCAAAGCTGACTGTGCAACCAAAAAAAAGCACAGACAGCGTTAAATGGCGCAGGGTAATACCTTATGCTGCTGCCACGACCGCGCTTACCGAAGGAGTCGCCCCTAGCGGGACCGATTTTCGATATGAGGAAGTAACTGGCACTTTGTTACAATACGGTGGCTTTACTCCCCTCACTGATAAACTTGTTGATATGCACGAGGCTCCAATTCTCGATGACATTAACAAGCAAAATGCTGAACAGTGTGCTCGAACTAAAGAAGCTCTTTTGTGGGCGGTTCTTGGTGCGGCTACTAATGTTCAGTATGCAAATGCGGAGACTCAGTTGACCTCTGTAGCACAACCTCTTGATTATGGTGAGCAAGCGCTTGCTGTGAGAACTCTTTCTCGCAATAAGGCCAAGCAATTCACTCAAATCTTGAGTGGTGGTGTTAAGATCAACACAACTCCAATTGAAGCAGCTTACTTGGCATTCTGCCATACAGATGTGAAAGATAGCATTCGTGCTATGGCTGGTTTCACGCCTGTAGCGCAGTATGGTTCGATGAAGCCTGTTTCTCCACATGAATTTGGATCAGTTAACGATGTACGTTACATCGCCTCTCCTGATCTTAGTTCAACAATTGATGCTGGTGAATTATTGGCTACCACTGCGGGTAATATTTCCGAAGGTGGTACTCGTGCTGATGTTTATACCACTATATATTGCGGGATGGATGCTTACGGTCAAATCGCTTTGGCTGGTAAAGGCGCATTCACTCCTGTGGTAAGAATGGTTGGTACACCATCTAGCTCTGATCCACTAGGTCAAACAGGTTCAATGGGTTGGAAGACTTATTCTGACGAACTCATTCTGAACCAAAACTGGATAGTCGCAGTGAAGCACACTGTCACTACTGCAATTTCTTAATCGTAAACAAGTACTGGGGGAGCTTAGGCTCCCTCACTGCTTTTATAGGTGAAAAATGAATACAAAAGTTTCTCTAGATCAGACAAACATTTTTGATGCTGCTACCGACCAAATTTTAAATTTTGCTCGCGAAGCTGCTGGATTGACATTCGAGTCAGGTGCTGGGCGTGATTACATCATCTCGCAGATTTTTGAAGCACTGGAATGGGACGCATACAAGCCAGAGGACGATGCGACACATGTCGTAATAAACCTTCCGTTAACCAAAGACGAGAAACATCCGTATACCGGCGGGCTCAATGGAAATATGTTCACCATCAAGCGTGGTGAGGACGTTGAAGTGCCTATCGGCTACTACAATACGATGGTCGAGTCTGCCAAGAATCGTTTTCGTATAGAAAATGTAGGGCAGCATGGTGAAACGCAAGAAGGGGGTCCAGCATCACGAAGAATTCCGTTAGGCGCTCTTGAAATGAGAGTAGTTAAGTTCCTCAATAAAGGCGTTAAGAAAGTAGAAGCGGAAGTTAAAAAGAAAGCTAAAAAGGCAGTTATTGACAAGGTGAAAAAAGACTTTCTCGATCAAGGTGAATAATTATGGATTATCTGGGCCTAACGAATAAGTTCTTGGTCGAAACAGGTGTCTCTGATCAGGTAGCGACAATTGTCGATGCTTTTGATGATGTTGCACAAGCAGCAAGCTGGATAAATTCGTCATG